GGAGTTAGTTGTCGCTCGGCTCAGCGGCTTGTGGTTGGCGCTGGCGTCGCTTGCTCTGTTTGAGCCGATAGCTGTCGCCGTTCAATTCGAGGATGTGGACGTGGTGGGTCAGTCGGTCGAGCAGCGCACCGGTCAGCCGCTCGGACCCGAACACGCCGGTCCACTCGTCGAATGGCAGATTGCTGGTGACGATGGTGGAGCCGCGCTCATAGCGCTGGCTGAAGACCTCGAACAAGAGCTCGGCGCCGGTCGTCGAAAGGGGTACATAGCCGAGTTCATCGACGATCAGCAGCTTGTAACCGGCCAGCTGGCGCTGTAGGCGGAGCAGTCGCTTCTCGTCCCTGGCCTCGATCAGCCCGTGGACCATAGCGGCCGCGGTGGTGAAGCCGACTGACAAGCCCTTCTGGCAGGCAGCCAACCCCAATCCGAGAGCAATATGGGTCTTGCCGGTACCGCTGTTGCCGACCGCGATCACGTTGTCGCGGCGAGTGACGTACTCGCAGCGAGCGAGCTCCAGGACCAATGTCTTATTGAGCGAAGGGATCGCCGTGAAGTCGAAACTGTCCAGGCTCTTCACTGTCGGGAACCGTGCTTCCTTGATGCGGCGCTCGACCATCCGCCGTTCCCGGTCGATCAGTTCGAGTTCGGCCAGGCGCAGTAAATAGCGGGGATGGTCGACGCCCTCGGCGGCGCATTGCTGGGCGAGCTTGTCGTATTCGCGCAGGAAGGTTGGCAGCTTGAGCGCCTTGAGGTGATGGGCGAGCAGAAGCTGGGGCGTGTCGCTCATGGCGAGGCGCCGGTGAGAAGGTCGAGATAGGCCTTGGCCGAGGTCATCGCCACGCTCGCCCGCGGCAGGTAGGGATAGACCGTCAGGTCGAGCCGCGGCGGCCGGCGCTCGATCCGGCACAGCACCAGATGCTTGACCGCGTCAAAGCCGATCGCGCCACGCGCGATGGCCTCTCTGATACCGGCCAGCACATCCTCGGGGCGGAATATCTCCAGCAGCCGCAGCACCTGGACGAACTCGCGTTTGCCGCGTTTGGCCATGCGGGCCTCGATCAGGCGACGCAGCGTGGCAAATTCCTCAGGCAGGTCCCAGCCGACCAGCGGCGCTGCCTGGTCGAGAGCGCCAATCTTCTGTTCGAGCAACGGCAGGTAATGCAGCGGGTCGAAGACGAAGTCCTCGCGCTCGTAGGAGCGCGGATGACGGGCGATCACCTCGGCCCCGCAGGAGATCACCACCTCGTGGACATAGCCGCGGATCAGTACCTCGCGGTGCCCGAAGGCGGTCGGCACCGAGTAGTCGGTGCCGCGATAGCGCACCAGCAATTGCGAACTGACCCGGCCTGCCTTCTTCTCGCAGGCGTCATAGGGCGCTGGCGGCAAGGCGTGGAACGCCTCCAGATCCCGAACCAGCCGTTCGCCGATCGTCTCGTCGTGACCGCGCAGCCGATCCCCGAGCCGGCGCCGACAACCCTCGAGCAGTTGCTCGTTCAGCGCCATCAAGCTGACCGCCCGCGGTACCGGCACCAGCAAGTTCCGGCGGATCCAGCCGATCAGCCCCTCGACTTTGCCCTTGTCGTTGCCTTTGCCGGGCCGGCCGAACCGATCGTCAAACACGTAATGGGACTGCAGCTCGCTGAACACACGCGTGCGCTGTCGCATCCCATCGCCCAGGATGCGCGCCACCGCCAGCGTCGTGTTGTCGTACAGGATCGAGCGCGGCACCTTGCCGAAGAACGCGAAGGCGGCGTTGTGCCCGTCACAGAACGCTTCGGCGGTCTCCGCCGGATAGGCCTGCACAAAACAGGCGTCGCTGTGCGGCAGGTCTATCGCAAAGAAGTGGATCTTGCGCTCGACCCCAGCGATCTCCGCCAGCGCCTCGCCAAAATCCACCTGTGCATGGCCGGGATCGTGCCGCAGCGGCACGAATACTTCGCGATGCCGCAGACGGCGCGCCAGCACGTAGTCCTTAACGATGGTGATCCCGCCAGAGTAGCCGTGCTCGTCGCGAAGCCGTTCGAAAATCCGCTTCGAGGTGTGCCGCTGCTTTCGCGGCCGACCTTCATCCGTCGCCAGGATCCCGTCGATGATCCCGGTAAACGGATCCAGCTTCGGACGCGCCGGCGGCCGGCTCCGCCGGTATCCGGGTGGGACCGAAAATGCCAGCATCTTGGCTACTGTCCGCGGGTCAATGCCAAACTGCCGCGCCGCTTCCCGTCGGCTCAGACCCTCGATCTGTACCGCGTAACGAACCCGACCATAAAGCTCAACCACCTTCATCCCCCGCCCTCGGCTATTACGCCAAAGGGCTACCTGCTGCCGTAGTTTTACTCCGGCGCAACCGGACCGACCGGCCGCTTCAATGAGGGATTTTTGCTCCGGGCGCTTACAAGATTCCCTGATCCGGGCGAGAATTTCCCTGTTCGCCCGATTTAATTCCCTGTAAGGCCGCAAAAAATTCCCTGTTCGGATGCGTAGGGAATTGGCCCGTAAAGCACTGAGATGATGACCTTTTTGGCCTCCGTCAAGGCCCGGTCTGACCGATCCCGACAGCGTCCCGGAAATACCCGATCATCCCGTCAACCGGCCTGGCGATGTATGGCTGCTTGCAGCCCACCGGATCGGCTGTGGCGACAGCACAAACGCGGCAAATGTCGCGCCGGTGCTGGCGGGAGCGCGGCCTCACCTGATGGTCACCGATCCGCCTTACGGGGTCGCCTACGACCCGAGCTGGCGCGCCCGGCGTGGGGTCGGCTCCAGTAATCTCGCGCAGGGCAAGGTGCTCAACGATGATCGCGCCGACTGGCGGCAGGCCTATGCGCTGTTTACCGGAGATGTCGCTTATGTCTGGCACGGGGCGTTGCATGGCGACGTGGTCGGCGCCGATCTGGCGGCTTGCGGGTTGCAGCCACGGGCGCAGATCGTCTGGGTCAAGCAGCATTTTACACTGAGCCGCGGCCACTACCATTGGCGTCATGAAAACTGCTGGTACGCGGTGCGCCAGGGCAAGGCTGGCCACTGGCAGGGTGACCGCAAGCAGACCACGGTGTGGGAGATCGCCAACAACAATCCGTTCGGTAATCGACAGCGCGAGCAGAGCTGGGGGCACGGCACGCAAAAGCCGGTCGAGTGCATGCGCCGTCCGATCCTCAACAACAGTCGGCCCGGCCAGCTGGTCTATGACCCGTTTCTCGGCTCGGGCACGAGCCTGATCGCGGCCGAAATGACCGGCCGCACCTGCATCGGTATCGAGATCAGCCCGGCCTATGTCGATGTCATCCTGCGACGCTGGGAAGACTTCACCGGTCGCACGGCGATCCATCAAGCCTCGGGTCAATCCTTCAACGCGCGTGCCGCCAATCAGGATCCGGCTCTAGGGGCCGCCGATGCCTAGAAGGCCGTTTGTCGTCAATGAGACGGTGCGCGAGAAGGTGCGCCACCTGGCGGGGGTCGGCGTCCGTCAGGACGATATCGCCCGGATCATCGGGTGCGCGCCCAAGACCTTGCGCAAGCAGTGTCGCGACGACCTCGATCGCGGTGTCGCCGAGGCCAATGCCATGGTTTCCGGCTCTTTGTTCGCGGCCGCGAAGGGCGGCAATGTCACGGCGCAGATCTTCTGGCTGAAGACGCGGGCGCATTGGCGCGAAAACGCAGTGCGAAGCGACGCGGCTTCGGTCAGTGATGCTGAGGGGAGTTCACCGGTGGTCCTCGTGCTGCCCGACAACAGCCGAGACCCCGAGCTGACGCACGCGCTGCAAGACGCGCATCAAGACATTTTGTGAGAAAGCCCATATCGTGACAGGTGAGTCGCAGGATCTAATGTCGACCCGTACAGCGCCGACGAGAAAACACAGTGCACGCACTCGGCAAGAGCGCTGCCGCACAAAGCAACAACCTTGGCGCCTGGGGCGAGACCACATGTCTCCATTCGCGACCACCATCGCGGCGCAGCGGGGCCCGCAGACCGAGTTTCTTCGCAGTCCTGCCGACATCTGTATCTATGGCGGTGCCGCGGGTGGCGGAAAAACGGTTGGGTTAATCCTGGAACCGCTGCGCTACGCCACTCGGGTGGCGAATTTCACCGCCGTGTTTTTCCGGCGCTCGACCCCGCAGATCACCAATCCCGGCGGGTTGTGGGATGAGAGCCAAAACTTCTACCCCCGCCTTGGCGGGATCCCGCATGTCGGAATGCGCGAGTGGCGCTGGCCGCGCGCCGGCAGGATCAAGTTCTCGCACCTGCAGTTCGACAGCACGGTTTATGCCTGGCAAGGCGCGCAGATCGCGCTGATCTGTTTCGACGAGTTGACGCATTTCACCGCGCATCAGTTCTTTTACATGGTCAGCCGCAACCGCTCGACTTGCGGCGTGCGGCCCTACATTCGCGCCACCTGCAACCCCGACGCCGACAGCTGGGTCGCCGACTTCCTGGCGTGGTGGATCGACCCGGAGAGCGGGCTGGCAATCCCCGAACGCGCCGGTGTGCTGCGCTATTACGTCCGCGTCGCGGAGAAGACCATCTGGGCCGACCGGCCCGAGGAGTTGGTGCAATACCTGCCGCCGCCGGAGGATCTGCCGCTGGGCATCGACCCGCCGCGGCCGATCAGCGTCACGTTTATCCCCGCGACCGTGTTTAACAACCCAATCCTGCTGCGGGCCAACCCCGAGTACTACGCGTGGCTGCTGTCATTGCCGACGCTCGAGCGCGAGCGGCTGCTCGGCGGCAATTGGAAGATCCGCCCGGCCGCCGGGCTTTATTTCAAGCGCGAGTGGTGCGCCATCGTCGACGAGGTGCCGGCCGACCTCGATCTCGTGCGCTATTGGGATCTCGCCGCCACCGAAAAGACCGAGCGCAACGATCCCGATTGGACGGTGGGGATCAAGCTCGGCCGCGACAGGTCGGGCGGCTACTACCTGCTCGATCGGGTGCGCGCGCGGGCCAACCCGGGCGATGTCGAGCAATTGCTGCGCAACACCGCCGAGCAGGACGGCAATCGGGTCCACATCGGGTTCGGCCAGGATCCGGGGCAGGCCGGCAAGAGCCAGGCGCTGCATCTCGTGCGCGCGCTCGACGGCTTCACCGTGACGCCGGCCCCGGAGAGTGGCGACAAGCTGACGCGCTTCGGGCCGTTCAGCTCGCAGTGCCGTGCCGGCAATGTGAAGATCCGGCGCGGCGCGTGGAACGAGGAGCTGTTTCGCGTTCTCGAAGGCTTCCCCGATCTCGCCCATGACGACGAGGTCGACGCCTGCAGCGGAGCCTTGGAAAGGCTCAATCCCCAAATGGAGAGCTGGGGAATATACGAGGCCGCCCGGAGAAGGGCCGAAAAATTGAAGCACCCGGAGCCGGTGGAAGAGTGCTACGTCCGCGTCAAGGCGCCTGCCGGCATCGGAGCCGTGCAGACCAAGTCAAACCGGCATATCACCGTCGGCTTGGATGGCATCGTCGAGATGTCTGAGGAGGATGCCGCGTGTTTGATCCCTGCTGGTTGGATCAAACTCCCAGATGGAGCTGCGACGACGTAGCTCGACGCCCCAGGACGCCGCCAGTCGCGCCCCACGCTTTGGGAACTCCCTGCGGATCGCGCCGCGCGAGACAAGCGGGACCGAGGGTTCGAATCCGTCTTCCTCCAGCGGAGAGATGCTATGGGGCGGGCGGCGAGGAAATGGCACCATCGTCGCTGGATCCAACATGGAGTGCCCCGATGCCCCAGCCGAACGACTTGAGCAGGTCCCTCGTCGCCCTGGACCAAGATAGCACGATCATTGCCGTCGTCGAGATGAGCCAGTCGAGTTGGCTGG